CCCAATTTTTGCAATCCGCAAAGAAGTTTTTTACCAATTCCTACAGGGGTTGGAAAATGCTCTTCGGCATCATATACATGAAATGTATTGAAGCCTTATTGAGCTTTTACACCCTCCTGTTTGGTCTTGGAACAACCTTACTGGCCTATTTTAATTGGCCCATATTTCAGGCGTATGCCGAGCTCTTCATTAGAGACATAATGATGTATGCACTTTTCTTTTGGAAAGAGTATAAACACGTATGTAGCATGTGGATGATGCCGCTAGTACTTGGAGTAACCGTAATGGTTTCTTGTATTTTCTGTACTTTTATGGAATACAAACAAAAAGCTAAAGAACATTTTAAAACGTTTGCTGACACGAAAGATTCAGTCGAATATGCACTTAAAGCCGCAGCCCTAGTGATCGCAAGCTTCACTTTCTTGAGATTCGTTTACCGCCTTTATGACTACCTTAGTAGAAATATAAAGAAGAATGGTTACGAAGGAAAAGGAAGTGGTGAAATAGCACGTTATTTCAAGAAAGCTTCCATGATATTGGGATTCGCCTCGGCAGCTATAGAGATCGCTCGACAGCTGTTTAGAGATGGAGATATGAGAGAGGTCGCTTCAGTCCTTCAAATCAATAAACTTTTTAGGTTTTTTGTAAATGAATACGAACCTGTCACAGTCTCTAATTTTCAAAACAGGGAGAATAATATCCCAGATGGTGTCAAAGCTAAATCTGGTTTTGATGTACCTTCAACTTCTTCCTGGGATTTTGGTCCTACTAATGTCCCTAAGCCACCAAGTGACGATGATTATTTTGGTCATTCCTCCGCTTCAAGATCTCCACAAAGTAACTTTGTTTGGCGTGATTCTACACCGACCTTTGAAGGTCACGGAAAGAATGAACCCAAACCTGGCCTTGGTATGGAGAAAACCCCTTGTATAGCAGGATACAGATGTGAACGATGCAATATGTATTGTCCCATTTTTATGAATCGTACCCACCCTAGCTTGAAATTTGAAAATTTAAAAAATAAAAGCCTTTATTGTCTTTGTCAAAATCCAAAGTACAATGATACACACGAACATTGTTTTTGTGACTCCACAGAACATGAGTTAATTTCTGACCCAGTTCATTTCCCAAAACCCAACGTAGAGAATTGGGAATTTAAATCTTTTACCGAAGTATTTCAAAGTATGAAAGAGAAAATTTCCATTCTCCTTGACCGTAAAGATTCCTCTGTTTCAAGAATAGACACATTTATCTCATTGTTTGGAATTAAATCTTTAGTTTTTGGAATAGTAGTCGTCGCAGGCATGATTTGTGCAATGATCTTATATTTTTATCCCGAAAAAGTAATCAATTATCTTTCTAGAGCTGGATCCATTTTTGGTGTTGATCCCCGTGAAAAGTTAAATGAACTCCTTGGTTCTAGTTATGAAGGTAACGAGTTCCCATACCCTTGTTTTGAAGCAAAAAAAAGAAATCGAAATTTGCAGGCGAATAAGCCGGTACATGATGGAAACGAAACCAATATGGAATCTTGGAGAGATGAAGAGGAGCAAGCTCGTCGTGAGCATCTCCAAATGGATAAAAGTGAATGGCGTCAAGAAAGGGAAGATCAAAGATTCCGTGATGATGATGCTAGATATGATCGAAACGAGCAATTAGCTCGAGCTAGAGAAGAACAGCTTAATGATATTAGAACACATGAATATGTTTCAATGTACAATTCACCAATTCAAGATTATAACACACAGTGGACAAATGCATGGCAACAAGAAATTGATAGTCGTACACATGTCGCAGCAGCGTGGGATGAATTTGAAAGTAAAGTATCTAAATCAAGAGTAGAAATGCTCGCTGAATTCGAAGCTAAAGTTATTTTGAATAGGAAAAAATTGTCTGAATTTTTGAAGTCTGAACCTGAACCTTCCTTAGAAGTCGATCCGGAAAAGAAGAAATCAAGAAGACAACGAAAACATAAAAAGAATGAAGGAAGTGAACAAATTGCCCCATCACAAGGAGTTACACCGAAACCTCAACCTGTTCAAGCTCAAAAGAAGGCCGTGGACGCTGCAAAGGTACCACAAAAGACTGAAGCTAAAGAAGTCAAAAAGCCACTCCCTGTTCCCCAAAAACTTGAGTCAGCTGTTAAATGTTCTGCAACCTGTAAAGGAGCAAAGAAACATGAATCGAAACCTGGAACTATCACTTTTAAATGTGAATGTAAACCACCTGGTTTTGAAGCAAAACAGCCTGGAGCTTTCGTAAACGAACTCGCTGATCGCGCAGCTGGAGTTCATTTGTCTAAGTACCAACTCGACGTTAAAGATATTGATGGAGAGATAATTGGAACCTCGTTCGTTATAAATGAAAGAGGCCACATGCTCCTTATATTTAACAATCATTTCTTAGAATATGACAGTCCTCATGTCAAAGTTTTGGATGTAGTTATTAATTTAACAAAAAACAATTCTTTTCAATTTAAAGAAACTGATTTAAGATGTAAGTTCATTGATGTCAAAGAAACTGGAACTAAAAAATTTGCCATTAAAGCAACCGTTTTTCCTGATGATTATGCACGAAAAGTTTATCTCTTTGCCAAACAAGGAGGGAAAAACTTGATAACTGTAGGATCTCCCCCAACCAAACATAGGGCTGTCTCAGGAACATTCGAACATTATAAAAGTGATTATCACTCTTTACCTGCTTATTGCGGTTCAGTGATTTCAATTGATCAAGCTACAGTCAGTGGAATTCATTACCACACTGATGGCCCGGGCGATGGTAATAACTTTATGCCGTTTACCGCCACAGTTCTTGACTGGTTTAAACAATTAGACACTTCTTGTTGAGGTTGCCAGACTGCTTTCCCCTGGTATGAAAGCAGTAGTGGACAAATACCATCTGGCTTGAGCTTCGATGGCACACTAAAGCTCGTTGTTCCCACAGCTGAGCGTATCGAAAATTACCCCTATAAACACTTACAATTAGTTTGTGATTCAACTTATAGACGACAGTATGCAAATACAGGCAAAAACTATACCGATGTTGTTGACCGTGATTGGGCAGCTTTTAAAGCTGACAATCCAGGTCCTTCGTTGATTGAAGGTAGTGCTAGTTATTTTCGTGTGCGTGCCCTCTGGAAGAATGTTTCACTTCAAATCATGAAATGTGATGTTGATGCCGTTTACCCCGTTAATGAATTTATTGATAAGACCATGGAAATGTGTCAGGTCTATTTTCGTTTTCTTAAATCGAAGCCATCTCACAATGATGATGATCATACCTATGATCTCTCTACTTCAGGAGGAATTCCTTGGTGTAAGAACAAAGTACGTTCTAAACGTGATGTTCTAGCCCATTTTAAACCACTCCTCCAAAAGTATATTTTTGATTTGAAATATAAAGCAATAAGTTCATATAATGATAAAGATGAGCTCCTAGATACTGATGATCTCGAAAGAGGAAAAATCAGAGGTGTCTTTGGAGGTTCCTTTCATGGTATTTATCGTGAGAAGTTCTGTTTCGGAATGCAAAATGATAAATTACTGAAGAATTATAAGAACTGTTGGATTAAGTATGGCCTGGTCAAACAATATGGTGGCTTTAATGCTGCTATCCAGTCTCTTGAAGAATTCTCCTTTTTATGGGAGAGTGACATTTCAGGATATGATAGGAAAATTTTTTTGATTTTCGTTTATTTAATAAGAAAAGCTAATATTGATGACCCTGAGGGTGAGTATAAAGACCTTGTTGATGAAGTTGCTGAAAGTAACATACATCCTTTAGTTTTACTCCCCAATGGGTATGTTGTCCGTCGGAAAACAGGAAATAATTCTGGTAATAATGACACAACAACCGATAATTCTATAGCTCATTTTGTTATAATGGTCTACTTATTCACAAAAAAACTTATGCTTATGGGTGAAAAACCTAAACTAACATATATTTTCTTAAACGCAAAGTTGATGATTTACTCCGATGATAAACTTGGTGGTTGCCATTTGGACAAATTCGGGTTTGAATCTCCGCAGGAATTTTTAGATTTCGAGCGTGAGGTTTACCTTGAGTTTGGCCTTGAATGCAAACCGTCTACACAAGTGTGGTCTGTTAAAGACCCTGGTGCACGAGTAAGTAATATACATTCTTTTCTTGGATCCTATACTCACTTTGATGAAAGTTCGAGTATGTATGTTCCATACCCCCGTTTTGGAAAAATCTGTTCCTCACTCATACAGAAATATTCAAATAAAGACGTTTTAATTCGTTTTCTCAGAATTATGTGCCTGGTGATAAATTCGTATCCGAACCCCGACATTTTTGAAGAATCTCTGATTTATCTTAAATGGTTCTATGATAAACACCCCAAACATAACTATATCTTTGATGATGCGCTGGAAACAGCCGATTTAGAGATGAATTCTCGTAATTCTTTCCGTCGAATCTATTTAGGATTCGAGTCGGACTTCCCTTCCTTTTAGGGGGTTGTCTACCCCATCACAGTTAGAACAAAAGTTTTAACTTTTCTTTTGTTCTGATCTTTTAAATAATGCATGAATATGAAAATTTTAAAATTGATCCTTGATGGCTGCGAAAGTTACGCGTTCAGAAAATGTTCTTAATCGTCTTGTTGGAAATGGGCAAATTTCCGAACAAGGCAAAGATTGGTTTATAGCTGCGTTAGATCCCTTCCATGATCACCAGCTTAAAAACCTAGCCGGCTGGCCTGATGTTCAGACTGGTGCTTCCGTTGTTCGAATGGTTAAGCAATCAATCAATATATCAGTTCCCGCTGGAGTTGCAGGAAATTGGGATGCACATATCGTAATGTGGCCTTGGCTCACGTCAAACCAGAATGCCGGAGGCTTAGGAAACTACACAGCTTCCACAGCCCGCTCTGGTCAAGTCATATCGATCCCCAATTTCTCCATCCCCCCACCCAATGCCCCTGTTGGTGGTTTACAGGTGTACTATGTCCCCACTGGTACAGACCTACAAATCACACTTCCTCCTGGAGGAACACAGTTGGCTGCATCCTTAGATGTTCCAACTCAGTACACCAAGGGAGTTACTCGGCTCATTGGTATGGGTTTTGAAGTTCATAACACTACGTCACAGCTTAATGTTCAAGGGAGTGTTCTTGGTTATCGTCAGATGGCTAATGAAAATTCTAACCTTACATGGCAGTCGACTGATTTGAATTCGACCTGTACATGGGATGGTGCGTTCGTGAGATATCCTCCGACCAACACCCAAGAAGCCCTCTTATTGTCAGGCTCAAGACAATGGGAGGCCAAAGATGGAATCTACTCCGTTGCTGCTTTTCATACCACTGAAAATCCAGCTGTCCTCGTCTGTCCTAGTGCCCCTGTTATTTCAGGTAACGTCACTGATGACTTGGACGGAACTCTAGCTAGTTCCGCAGTTAATTTCCCTTTGCCGGGCCCAGCAGTGGGTTTCGCAAACGTCCGTTCTATGACTGGATTTCGAGTCCATAATGTACATCAATCTGGTGCTATATTTAGTGGACTCTCCAACTCTACAACATTGACCCTCAATTGGAATGTCGTTTTAGAAACCTTCCCCAGTGCAGCTGAAAGTGAAATCCTCCCTTTAGCCACACCAAGTGCGGAATTTGACCCCGAT